TTTTTTTTTAGAATAGAAGGTGAAGTATTTGGCAGATAATAATAACAACAACTCTCCTGAAATCAAAGAGATGAAGAAGAGAGCTGAGCAAATAGCTAAAACTAACGGCACCATAAGCAGTCTATTCGATTTATTCAAATCAACACCCGTTATCGATGGAGCTAAACGACAAGATGAACTAAATGATTTATCGGATGAAGTCGATACGTTATTGAAACGAGAAACTAACCGCTTTGTGACAGGTACGCACAACGGTAAAGATATAGCTGCTTTTATGAATTCTATTTTCACTAAGAGACCTAAAAGCTACGCAAACAGTATGAATTCATTCATGCAAGGTCAATCCGTAGAAGAATTATTAGGTGATGAAAATAGTCAAATCAATATCATTCTAAGTGAACGATATAAAAACGTAAATAATATGTATGAAGACTTGCGTCTATTGACAGAGCAAGTATCTGAATTAGATGAAGTTATCTTAACGATGCGTGATGCTATCACCAATACAGATAACATCACGTCTGAATCCTCCCGTATTATTCGATTCGAAGGTGAATCCGATGAAGATTCCAATGAATCGAAAATGCAAACGGTTGAAACGATGGAAGAAGTTACAGGTATCCTAGATAAACTTAAAAAGATTATCATTCCAGGTACGTTAACCTATGGCAACTTCTTTGTATTCACACAACCATATACAGACTTATTCGCTAAGTTTAAAGCATTGGATGATAAGTTCAATGACCAACGCTTACCGAACATGTTTGAGCATACTATCGCTTTGGAGAACACGCTTCCGAATGATGCTCCTAAAGGTACTATGACTCCAGCTATGGAATCTATATGTCCTTTATTGGAGAAATATGAAGAAGACTTCAAAATGGTAGATGCTAAGTATAATCAAAATGATATGGCTAATACCATCAATACAATCATGGAAGGTATTAGTGTTATCAATGACCCAAGTGTCCCATTATTAGAAGACTCTTCTATCGCCGCATTAAGTGATGAAGGGATTCGTAATGAACTCTTCAAAGCGATGAAGTCTAAAAAGAAGGATAAAACTTGGAATACCGTTGCTGATGCAACGACTGATAAAGGTAAATCAGTCAATCCGTTTAGTGATGCTACCGTTGATGCTAAAACGGTAAATGATATGACTGATGAATATAAGAAAGAATTCCAAGATACCGTTAAGGGTGTATACTTAAAGCTATATGACCCAAGACGTGTTATTCCTATTCGAATTATGGACTATATCATCGGTTACTATGTACTCTATGAAACAGTGGATGAAACTCGTTCTAATGTATTGAATGCGGTGCATACACTCAGTCGCACAACGATGTTATTCCAAAACAGTAAACGTAGAGAGTTCGAAGAAGAACTTGTATCTCTTCTCTCTGCTCGTATTTGTGAAAACATCGATAAGAAGTTCTTGCGTAAGAATGCGGACTTCAAAGAATTGATTGCGAATGCCATTTCTTATGAAAACTTCTATACGAAATCATTCAAAGTGCAATTCGTTCCTGTCAACTATATGACGCATTTCAAAGTAAATGAAGATTATAATACACACATGGGTGTCTCTGTATTAAAGAAATCCCTATTCTATGGTATGCTATACCTATCTATCCTACTATTCAAAATCATTATGATTGTAACTCGTAGCTCCGACACTCGGATGTTTATGGTTAAGGGTAGTGGTGTAGATAAAGATATCAGTAATCGTATCAACCGAGTTATCGCCGACTATAAGATGAATCAAATCTCTTATAACGATTTCGGTTCTGTTCGTGGTATCTTATCTAAAGTAGGTAAAGGTCGAGACGTAGCTATCCCAGTGGGAGCTAATGGTGAACGTTCCTTCGAAATCGAAGTTATGCAAGGTCAAGATATCCCATTGGATACGCCACTCCTTGAACTACTTCGTAAGGGTATGATTTCCAATACTGGTTGTCCTAGTGCTATGATTAACTATTTAGAAGAAGTTGACTTCGCTAAACAAATCCAAATGTTGAATAGCAAGTTCGTTTCTCGTATGGTTAGTATGCAAAGTGAACTAGAAATCCCATGTACTGAGTTATATCGTAAACTTATCTCGTTTGGTGGGTATGATATCGATGAAGTTGATATCGATAACATCTACTTCGAATGGGCTAGACCTAAAGCGTTAAATAGCCAAAATATCGTTGATATCATTGGTGTATCTGATTCTATTGCCGAATTCATCATTAAGATGTATAGTGGCGATAATGACCAAGATGACCCTCGTATCAAAGATAGAATTTACCAATACGTGGTTAAGAATATCACTATGAATGGTGTTCTAGACTTTGAAAATATCGAAGATGATATTAAACGCATTAAACTTGACTTCCGTCAAGAATTAAAAGAAAAGGAATTAACTAAACTAACCCCTGATGAGGGTGGAGATAGTTCCTACTAACTGATATAAATTATAATGGATACACTCGTTTGAGTGTATCCATTTTTTAGTGTAATTTCTGTACCATACGAGTATATATTATTAACGTGAATAGAGATAGAAAACAGTAATGAATTGGAAACGGTCTATACATCTATTCGAAGAAATTTTATATTTATTTTACTACGTTCCTAAAAGGAGATTTGAACAATGTTAGAACAAGTTAAAGAATTAGCAGAAGTGGTATTAAACTGGGTTAAAGAAAACCCGAAAACAACGGCTACGATTGTAGCTATGCCTGTTGGTGTATATGCAGGTAAAAAGATTTCTGAAGAACTACTTACAAAAGCTTTTGAAGAAGAGCTTAAAAAGCAACTCAAAGAAGCTAACAAACGTAAAAATAAGAAAAACAAAAAGAAAAAAGAAGAAAAGAAAGATGAGGAGTAATCATCATGTTTAACGAAATCTGTCGAATAGTTGGACTTATCGTTATCACCAACTATGCAGTGGATTATACCACTAAAGCAATCGAAAAATATGCAGCTTCTAAACGAGAAAAAGAAGTTGCTGATGTACAATAAAAAGAAACCTTCGGGGGTTTTTTTTTTTTTTTTGCATATATACGCTAATCGATACAATATACTAATTACAAAGTGAGGTGACTTTTTCTATGATCCGACAACTACCATCTTATGTAGAGTTTTGTAAACAGCATAAGTTGACTGAACCATATACGGCTTACTTATTAAAAGAAGTTCCGTTAACGTCTACCGATTGGTATGATAGACAAGATTCATTCTATACTGGATTACTTCATGGTAAGTTTAAGCTATATTATGCCTTGAAATCTTTCCCATCTAATAAGATTGATAATAAATTCGTAATCTATTTCATTACTGATATGGGTCTTTTCGTAAAAGAAATGTACCATTCTAGTTGGGACTTCCCGCTAGATTTCCGTAATGTATGTGCTAAATACGTAGGACCTATTTGCCATGGTGATATCGTTATCAATCACCCAAATAGAAGAACGCTCATGTTCCTACATGATGTACGTTTCACTGAAGTGATTGATGGAATTAGCCAACCGAATTCATTCGATAGTACAGAAATCTATCAGAACTTGAAAGCTAAAACCCATACACTGGTATTAGAGTCTAAAGACCATCCACCAGTAGAAGTTCCATTCGATATCCATCTATACAGAGCACTTCGTTGTAGACACTTCTACATGCATATCAGATTGGATAACTATATCAACTATAGAGAGATTCGTTTCTGGCATCCAAATTTATAATATAAAAAAATATATAATGGATATACTCGTTTGAGTATATCCATTATTTTATGTTTCTATTCCATATATAAGTATATATTATTAAGGTAGAATACTAATATTATTTTTATAAAGGAGATTTAAAATGAGATTCATTAATCTATGTCCACATGATGTTACCTTTGAGTTAACTGACGGTAGAATCGTTCAGTTAGAAATGGCTGGTACAGTTGCCCGTCAAGCCGTAACAACTGAAGAGTATGGGGTCATTCCATTTGATGACAAATCAGGTATTCGGTCTTATAAGACAGAAGTAGGTGATGCGGTTAATCTACCAAAAGAGATGCCTGGTGTCATGCTCGTAGTATCGGCAATCGTTCGATTGAACAACCCGCATCGTAAGGACTTAGTTAGTCCATCCAGTGTATATCGTACACTAGATGAAAATGGTAACGTTGTGTTCGTATCTGGCGTAGATACGAACTTTTAAACACAAGAAAGAAGAACGGAAACAATCCGTTCTTCTTTTTTTTTATTTTTTTAGCACCAAACAGCAGCAACACGATTCAAGTGGAAGTTTTGGTCCCACTGTTCTAATAAGTCATCACGTTTACTTTCAGCATCAGCCCAATCATCGATTTGAAGATTGAAGGATGCAATAGATGTTTGGAAATCTTTCCAATATTTCAATTGGTTCCAGAAATAACGCTTAGCGTCTAACAATGCTAGTTTATAGAATGCTTGACGTAAGCTCATTGGAATATCATATAATTCTGTGGAATAGGATACTTCAACACCAATGATAACTTGGTCTTTATAGTACGTACCATTGTTGACACGGAATCGATTCGGCGGAATGAATTCCGGTAAGAATGGTGGTTCCATAACGGATGCTAAATCCCCAACTGATTGTGATATCGCCAATGCTTGGAACGATTCGATAGTTTCATATGCAGACGGTACCGATTGGTAACGCATGTCATTGAATGGTCGAATGCTCTCAATACCTACAATGAATCGGTCGGATACATCAGTAATGATAGGTGGTAGCTCATAGATATTACTCGTATCAGCTACGGTATTTTCCTTATCGTTACGAATCCGTAATTCGTTTAAGTTGGCAGGTACATGCATAACTCTAGGATAATACGAAGAGAAAGTTGGGAGTGTATCATCGACAATGATGTCATGATATAAACAGTTATCATCAACTGGTAGTTGAATGGAGTATAGACCACAATGTTGTTTGATAAGCTTCAGGATATGAGCCTTATCGCGAAATACTGACATAGAGGTTCACTCCTTACATATTACGAAGGATATCTGCAACTTGGTCTTTTACATAAGATTCCATAGCTACTGTGAAGGTTCTACGTTCACCATTAGCAAAGGCTTCTTGGAAAATGAGGTTTTTACCAGATTTATCTAAGCATACGGTTTCATATGCTACTTCGAATACATCCATGAACGATTTGACTTCTTTGGATTCTTCCAATAAGAATTCTGTAATATCAGTCATAGTGGATTCACTGACTGGGATACATACATCACCTAATTGAACGTTAGTTACAGGTTGTAAACCAACGGATTCATGAACTGCTGTAATACCCTCATCTGTTTGGTATGCACATTTATGGGATGGAAGGATAACACGGTCATATGTAATGATACGTGGAGTGCTTCTAATCTCACAGCGTTGTGCGTCGATTTTTGTGATAGGTGCTAATGCACGCAAACTAAATGCAGCTTTAGCCCCTTGAAGGATATGGCCCTTGAATTGATTCCCTGGGCCATTATAGTCATTCGCAGTATCAATGATACCAAATACAGTATTACCAATGAATTCTGGACTTACGATTCGATGGGAAATGTTATTTGGGTCAATGGATACAATACGACTTGGATCTTTTGTGTTAGGATGACCATTTTCACCATAGAAAGTTTGATTAGCTAACAACTCTTGGATATGTTCAGCTTTCCATGCAGCATGCATAGGCTCTTTGAAATAGTTTCTATTATTACGATTGAACGTATTGAAATCCTGTAAGCATGTACGGAAGCGAACATAATCTACACCTGGTTGCTGAATTACGCTAATAATTTCAGGGGTGGTTGGTTCGGATACTTGTTCCATGACTAAGCATGCAACGATATCATTACCTGGTGTCATATTATAGACCTCCTTAATTAATCATTTATTAACTTATATAGTTGTTTCGTCAAGAGAAATAAACATCTGGACATATTGGTAAAATTTTAGGTATCAACACTACGAAAGGTAGGTGTAGACATGATCAATGTCCACGTTGGTCGTCTAAAGGACACTCCTGTCGCTATATATAGAGATACATGGGCTGCTAATACAGTAATGGCGTTAGCTAATTACAAAGCACATTTAGCAGGCGTGACTGTATATAATGGTGAACAACGACCGCTTATACAAAGTACAATCGATGGGAATACTGCATACGGTAATTCTCTTCGAAAAGATAACGGCTATATTTTATCCGTATATCATAAAGATAAACCAGAGACGTTATGTGGCTACATAACGTTTATTAATGATGAAAATAATAGACCTGAACCATTCCCTATTATCGACTTTGCTGAATGGGATAACCCAGGTACTCTACTAGCACATTATATGGTAGAACGTATTCTAACAGCTATCAAGAACCAAACAAACACAGAAATCAATATCAATGATACGATGTTTGAAAAAGGGTTAGCTGAACTATGTGCTATCCAATATGAAATCGCAGGTAGTCAACAAGCACTCGCTCCACGACTCAACTTACCCGATTCTATTATCGATGAAGTTGAACGACTTCGAGTGACTGACCGTTTAACTCACGACTACTCATTACTTACCATCACTGGTGAAAATAGTAATGTATACTATATTGCAGTTCCAGTGCATAAAGGTAATCGTATTTCCGAATTCATTCTATTAATCCCAACTGAAGCTGGAGAAATCCTTACTACTTCTATCGGGATAAAAGATGTAGTGGAACGTATCTTCGTTAAAGATGAACCAACAGTATCTGAGCTATTAGCTACAGAATCTGTAACTCGTTCCCATTTGAAATTCCATCCTGTTATCAATCTTCTTCAAGAAGAATATAACATCTCTTCTGAACATGCATTGGAACTTATGGAGATGGCGGCAGCAGAAAACCCATTCTTGTTGCTTGAATACACTATCCCGTCCATGTTTACTACAGAAGATGACTATTTACATACACTTGCTGAAAACTTAACTTTAGCATGCGAACTTACTGAATCCAATACAGACCTATTCGCCGATGCGGTTGTATATGAAGATATGCAATCTAAAGCTAGAGAACTAGGTGCTAAGATTCATGATGCCGGTTCTAAAGCTAAACGTAAAGCTGTTGCAGCAGGTAAAGCTGTCAATGCCGTAGCTAACCCAATCGCTAAAGCAGTAAAAGCTGTTATTGATGGTGCTAAAGATTATATGAATGATAGTGCACGTGAAGAAGCCATCACTGGCTCTACGTTCTCTAAACTTCGTAATCTATTCATCAAATGCATTGCACCAACAGCAGCTATTGCATTAACTGGTGGTGTGGCTATTACTATCGTTGCCTTCTTGGGTACCTTAGCATTGAATAAAAAATTGAACCTCAAATCAAGAGCCAAAGTAAAACAAGAACTTGAAATGGAACTTCGTATGGTTCGCGAAAAAATCGAAGATGCTAAGTCCGCTGGCGACAATGAAAAGAAATACCAATTGATGCGTATCGAAAACAAAATCGATACTCAATTGGCTGATATTAAACGTAAGATGTTATAGGAGGCTAATTATATGGACTTTTGGGATATTATGCTTGAAGCTGAAGAAGCATCCGAATATGAAACCTTATATATGGCTACTCTATTAGGAACTTCAACGAATTCCAAATCTCCGTCTCCATTCATTTCCATGTACTCTTCTGTTGACGATGCTATTGCGGCATTAGATACAGAAGAGTTACTTCTTAATATAAAAACTAAAGTTCAAATCTTTACCAATAAAGACCCTGTTAGAGGGGAACGATATGAAGTAACTAGCCGAGATGCGTTCTTAGGAACCATTAAGGTTGATGCTACAACAGTACTCGTTCCTCACAAGATTCTTACTATTATCGGTATAGCTAACCAAACCGATGAAGAATCCGCAGTTGGGGTTCGACGGTTTATAACGTATCAGAGTCCAATTGGACAGGTGGGTGATTTACCAATCGCTGAACACCCAAGTGCAGACTGTATGAGTATCGTTCATGAATCCATCATCAATAGCATCGTTCTGGAAGCAGATGATGAAGAAGATGATGATAAAACGACTCGTGATACTCTACGGGATGCTCGTAAAGATTTAAATGATGATATTAATGAAGAAGACCCATTACCTGAAGAAGAAGGTGATGTGGAAGACATGGAAGATGAAGGTGTAGATGAAGGAGATACGACAACAGATACTACAGATAGTGAAGGTGACAGTGGAGATGATGCTACTGATGCTGGAACTGATGGAACTGATACTGGGACTGACACGGATGATACTGAAGAAGACTCCGGAATGGATGATACTCTTGGTGATTCTGATAGTGAATCAATGGATTCTGATGACAGCTCCGGAGATACATCGGATGATATGGATGGGAGCGGTGATAGTGAGTCTAGTGATTCTACTGATGATAGCTCTGACGGTAGCGATCCTAACGCAGAAAGAGCGAAGAAAATAAACACTATCGTTCTTTTGAAAAACTTCATATCGTTCTATAAGATTATTGAAAATACTAACAAAAAATTAACAGAAGCTAGAAAAGATAATATTCTAACGACTGTGACAATTAATCAAGTGCGTAAGAACTTAATACGATTGGGAGAAGTCGTATACAAGTACATCACACTTTATTATGATGGGAATGACCATGCCCTCAACCTCTATAACTATAAATATTTCAAAGAAATTTTTAAGTTAAACGTAGAAATGCTTCGTAAAATGAAAAGTAGCGAAGATAATGGTCAAACAAATAGTTAAATTATATAACTATTTGATGTTTTAATTAAACCATCAAATTATATTCCACAAACAAAAGTAATTTTTAGGAGGTTGACACATGTATCAACATATCTATGACAATGAAAGCAAAACTACACAAGGTGTAGGTTCTTTCGTTGATAATCGTGACGGCGGCTTCAAAGCGCAATTTAAAGCGATGGTTGAAAGTTTCAGAAACAACTACTCCATCGACGCTTTGTCCGATATGAAACAAATCTTGTCCGTAGGTCCTTTATTCGAAGCTTACAAAGAAGCTATGTTCAATGATGCTATCGAAGCAACATCTGAATCTTCTTTCTGCACTTATGGTCATAACAACAATGATGAATACCTTTCCTTACATGCTGACAAAATGGATCAATATGTAGAAAATACTCGTCAAACACTTTTAACAGAAGCATCCTCCGTTGGTATGATTGAACCAATCGTTGGTTTGACTATGCCTATCTTGAAAAAGCAATACATTGCTAACCAATTCAAAGATATGCTTCAAACAATCGTATCCACTTCCCCTATCGTGAAATATGCTTACGAACGTCGTTTCTTGAAAAACGCTAAAGGCGAAAAGAAATACTTCCCAGAATGTTTCTACGATGGTTCTTACTATGAATTCACTGATCAAGGTATCGGTAAAGAAGTAACAAACAAATGGTACCCACAAGGTGGTGGCACATTGCCTTTGTTCGACTTGAACATCCTTGAAGAATCCGGTGGTTCTCTTGAACGTCGTGACGCTTTGTCCTATGACTTCGGTATCAAAGCTCTTAAAGTTGACATCCCTGTAGCTAACCCTGCTGGTGGTACAACAACTGAAGAAGTTATTATCGATAACTTGGATATCCGTCCTGACTATGCAAGCAACACATTCAAATACACTGTAGAAATCGAAAACAAAGTAGACCCTACACAAGCTCCTAACAAAGTGCAAGTGTTCGGCTCCTACTCTCCTTATGATGGCTTGGTAACTGTATCCGCTGCTGCTGATGCTGCTTCCAACGTTGTTATTAAAGGTATTCAATTCGGTGGTCACTTGTCCAACTCCAATAACACTGAAACAATTGAATTGGATAAAGAACGTCATAACCAACAAATCACCATCGCTGAAAAAGAACGTTTCAACGCTGGTTTGACATTGGAAAAAATTAAAGACGAAAAAGCTTTGGCTAATATCGATGTAACTGTTGAAGTTGTATCCGATATGTCTGACGTTTGTGCACAAACTGCTGACTCCAACACTCAACGTTTCTTGGAACAATCCTTCCAAAAAGTGAAAAACATGGGCAACCGTGTATTCCAACCAATGGGTTACAACTTCCAATTCGCTGATGAAGTATCCTTCGATATGGCTGCACCTAGCACATACATGGTACCAGAATCCGAATGGAGAAGTAAACAACTTCGTTACTACTTAGGTCGTATGATTTCCTACATCAAAACTAAGTTACGTGACGAACGTATCATGATTGCTATCTCTGCTAACTCCTACGTAGTTGAATTGTTAAGTGCAACTGATGACAACATCCGTTGGGTATTGAACTCCGACTCCAACATCGGTGGCGTTAAACTTGACTACAAATTTGGTGTTATGACTGTTGATGGTACTCGCGTACATATCATTGCCAGCCAAAAAGAAACAGTAGAAAAAGGTTTCCGTATCACTGTTATTCCTTTGACTGACACTGTAATTACATACCGTCGTTATGAATATAGCTTCAATATCGAAACTAACTATCGTAACGCATTAACTCCAAACATTCCAAACATCATGTGCGTTCAACGTTACGAAAACATTGAAGTACTTCCAGTTCAATCTAACTTGTACATCAAACAATACCGTGAACGTAACCTTGGCTTGGCTCCAAACGCTGTTTACTCCAGCCTTACTGCAACTCATATCTAATAGATACTTAGTTGCTTAACGCATCATTGGAATGATGTAATAAATCCCCATATGGTGCAATGCCATATGGGGATTATTTTTTTACGAAGGAGTACACACAGATGTATGATTCCCAAATTGAGTATGAAGAATATGTCTTGTATACTACCGTAGCAGAATCTGAATTAGTAATGATAACCACTGAAGCTTTATCGAATAAGGTTAAAGATATCTTAAATCGTATTGCTGAGAAGGCTTCTAGCTTAGTCTCAAAAATCGTTGCTAAATTTATCGCTCTTGTAAAGAAGGCTAACGTAGTAGTACTCGACAAGCTTGCAACTCGTAACCTTAAAAAGGGTAGATTTGCGAAAAAGACGATGGCATTTCCTGATGTACCGGGGCTTAGACAGCTTATGATGGATTTAAATAAACTTCCATCCTATGCTAAAGATGTAACCGCTGCATTATCAGGTAATGACATTCAATGGGACAAAGTATTCGAAGAGATTGATGATATGAGAGATCGAGTGAATACCGTTCGTGAACAAATGAGTCATCATAAACGTACGAATATCAACCCATCCCTGATTAAGAAAATGGTACTGTATGCTAACCTTGGTACTAAGGCTAGAATACAAACATCTGATGTCAATATCAAACGAATCAAAAGTAAAATCAATGGTATTAAAGAAACGGCTGCTACTATGCAAGTCCATCAACTTACCAGTCGATTTATTAACCTATTCGTGACAATGACATCCCTTATATTTAGAATTACTCGGTTAGCTATCAATAACTTACGTCGTCTGGCACGAAACATTGTTAAGACTGAAGAAACTAAAGCTAACACGTAAAACAAATCTATAAATCTATACTTATTATATTAACCGTAGAGGTGTTAACACATGACAAACGTATATGAATTAGCAGTTGAATCTGCTCAATTTGAACTCATGGTTGAATCCATGGAATACACTACTGAAGGTGTAGTAGATACTCTTAAATCTGTTGGTGACCGTATTGGTGCATTTGTATTGCGTTTCTATGATTTAGAACTAAAAGTCATTACTTGGTTCCGTACAAACGCTAAATGGATTACTAACAAAATTATCGAAGACGCTATTGCAACAGCTTTCGAAAAAACTACCGAATATGGTGTTAAATTACATAACTTCCATTACAATAACCTTTTCGAAAAAGCACGCAATGCAATCGTAGCATGCTTAGACTCTGCTAAATCTGGTAAATGTGAACATGCTAAATTGGAAGCTGCTAACTTAGCGATTAGCTTCAAAGAATTGAATGCAACATATGCTGAGCTTAGCATCCGTAAAAATACTGTATTGAAAGACTTAGATACTCGTAAAAAAGTAATTACGGATCTTCAAAAAGCTAAAGCTCATGACTTGGTAAAAGCAGCTGAAGCATTGGTTAAGAAAGTTTCTTCCGATGCAAATGCATCTAAAGAACAAGTTAAATACGTTAGCCGTATCGTAGCAGTAGCTCAACGCTTCGCTGCATTAGTATTGGCTGCTATGGAAGCTGCTAAAAGCGATATTATTAAAATCCAAAACAAAATTGGTGCTAAAGCTCCTAAAGAAGCTTAATCATTCATACATAAGTAGAATAACCCTCGTGGTTATTCTACTTATTTTTTTCTATAATTTATTTTGGATACGACGTGTATCTAACTAGAGTTATTCTATTGATTAGACACTTTAATAAAATTCTATTAGAAAGGTGGCCACCTATGAATACAGCTAATAACGCTCGAATTCAAACGAGCATTCAGTCCATCGTTGATGGTGCTGAGTTCCAAGAACTTCGAGATAAGTTTGATACCATCATCCATACTAGAGATGAAGCGAGTATCGATACTAGCCTTTATCACATTGCTAGAATTCTAAAACGTATTTTCAACATCGAAGCGAAATTCTCGATTGTTGATAGAACCTGCCAGCATCCATTCTTTGGGTTTAATGTATTCCCATCTTTCAATGATATAAAAGACATCTCTTCCAAAGTACTCTCTAACAGTACAGATGAAATCATTGAAATCTGGCAAAACGTTGATGATTGGTACATCGAAATCGATTCCAATCTATTATACAACTCCAGCAAACTATTCACGTCTGCTGAAATTACAACTCTATTCCTATACCGTATTGAGCAAGTTATCTTCAACTACGGGTTACCTGAACGTGTAACGTTGGCTATTCGTCAAGCATTAACGTCCTTAGATTATAGAAGTAATGCTATGGCTCGTAGTGCTATCTGTCGAGACTTATATATTCTTCCATTCTTGGTTGGTGCAGGTTTCGTTAACTACACAAAAGAAGTTGACCAAGATTCCATGTTAAGTAAATCTGAATACTATGCTTCTGCATTTACTAAAATCTTAACAAACTTCGGTATGTTAGAAACAGTGGACAGAAACCAAGCTGAATTTGACGATACATTGAACTATGTATTGCTTATGATTTTCGAATCCATTAACGATATGAAATATAGCACTCGTACACTTCGTCATAACTTGAAACTCTATGTAGACGGTGTTCGTTCCAACTATATCAAAGCTACTGTTAAGAAAATCTTCATCAAGTTTACAAATGTATCTGAAAAAATTGCAACGATTGAATCCACAAATCCTAAGATGGTTGCTATGCAAGAAAAAATTGCAGATGCTAAGATTGCTGAGCAATTGAATGCTATCTATGAAGCAGCTCATGTCGACCAAGAATATATCGACAAGAATGGCTTCGTTAAGAAAGTAGATAATAAAGAAATCGATATCATTCGTATTGAAATCGGCAACATCGAAGACGCTAATGATAAGATTTATCTTATCGAACGTGTATATCGTTACCTCAGTATCGTTAACTATGCGTTATCTATTATCGAAGACCCTGAATTAGGTAAACGAGTTCGTGTATCTAAATCCACATTGACTAAACAGCAACGTGAATTAGAAGACTTACGTGAACTTGTTTTGAAAACACCAATTCGTCCTAAGAAATATGGTGTCTATATCAAATATCCTGTAGGATACGAAGGTTAAAAACTGAATATAGGTATAATTCCTCGTGGATTATACCTATATTTATTTTCATACAGTTAAGGAGAACTACATGGACGGTGAAATCATTCAACAACCCAAGGTTGCCATGGGGTATGACTTGACTAAATTCTATGGTATTGATGAGAAAGGGATTCCCTTCTTCTATCATCTGAATACCTCTAATATATCATTCATACAGACGGCAGCCGATTTAAAATCATTAGGTATTAAGAACAATGCGTTCTTTTTACGTATCTATAATCCAGACCTATTCGACGTTGACCCATTTGACCCTAACTTAACACCCGATCAAGTTAGAGCTATTATCGGGGAATGTCTTATCAATCCATGGTACTTCCTTCGAGAATGTGTTCGCATTCCCGAACAAGGTGGTGGTACAGGACCTGGCTCTGGTTCTAAATTCCGTTTACACCGTGGTAACCTAGCCGCATGCTGGTGTTTCTTTAGAAACATCGACTTATATCTAGTAATCCCACGGCAATGTTTTAAAACTCACTCTATGCTAGCAGTACTAAACTGGGCATATATCTTTGGTACATCAAACTCCGTATTCAACTTCTCAAACAAATCACAACGCGACTCTGACGATAACTTGAGAAAGATGAAAGAACAGAAAGATGTATTACCTATCTATATGCAACATCGGTATAGTCTAGAAGTCAACGAGTTAGGTGAACTTAAACAAGTCAAAGGTATCGACAACGTTCGTACCATGACAAATCCAGTGAATGGTAATCGTATTGACTCTAAACCATCGGCAGCAACCGAAGAGAAAGCGGACGGTATCGGTCGTGGTAACTCTGCTCCAATTCAGTTCTATGATGAAGTTGAGTTTACGAAATATATTGGTACGATTATCATGGCCGCAGGTCCTGCCTATGTACGTGCCGCAGAAAACGCTAAGAAGAATGGTGCGATGTTTGGTCGTATCTTCATCACAACGCCAGGTAATATCGATTCACAACCAGTAAAAGACTCTATGAGTACTCGTGAAAATGCAGCAGTGTTCACTGAACGTCTATATGATATGACAGAAGAAGAGATTCGAGAATTCATGCGAGTTAACTCTCGTAATGGTATCGTATATATCGAATTCAACTATAAGCAAATCGGTATGGATGAAGATTGGTACCAACGGGTATGTGCCGCATCTAACTGGGAAAAAATTAAAATCAAACGGGAAGTACTATTGCAACGCATTCGTGGTACATCCGCTTCCCCATTTGATCCAGATGACCTAGATGTAATCAACGGTTTCCGTAAAGAACCGATTGAAGAAATCATGGTTAACAAAATCTTTACGCTATACGTATATGAGAAACTAGATAAAATGGTTCCATATATTATGGGTATCGACTGTGCAACAGGTACGAATAACGATAATACAGTTATCATGATTATCGACCCATATACATTGCGACCAGTCGCTTGTATGAAAACCCCATTAGCCGATGCGGTGGAAACCGCTCAGAATATCGTATCGATTGTCAATCGACTCATACCAAAAGCCTTAATCGCACCTGAACGAAATCACTTAGGTTCTGCGGTTATTGATATTCTTAAACGAAGTAGCGTTGCTGCTAACTTATATTATGATATCGATAAAGCTATGGTACCTGACACGGAAGCTCGTTTAGATAGTAAGGGTTTCGTTATGAACGACCCTAATAATCGTCGATTCTATGGTGTAGCCACAACAGCTACGACACGACCAATGATGATTCAAATCTTATTACGACACGTTGCTGAACGTAAATCAGATTTCATCTGTCGTGAATTGATTGATGATTTGAATAACTTAATCCAAAAGGATAGTGGTAAAATCGAAGCTGCACCAGGTGAACATGATGACGTTGTTATGGCATATCTTATTGCCTTATTCGTATACTATCATGGTAGTAAACTATCTAGATATGGTATTACTAAATACGACCCACGTAAACCAATTGGTGCAGAAGAAGTTCGTAAAGTTGCTACGTATGATGATGCCTATGCATCTCTACCTGATGACTTGAAACAATTCTTCCCTAATCCTAAAGGTGATCAAATAGCACAAACCTTTGGTGGGTATGCTGTTGATAATGCCCCTGAACGACCAATTGATGCTCATAATGCCCCACCTAGTTACTATAACAGTGCTAGAGAGCAATATGTAAGTACATCAACAGGACTTAGAGTCGGTGTTATCAATGACGAATACCAAGAAACACTCCATCGTCCATATGACGACTATAGTGGTGCCTATGATGATGCATTTGACATCTGTGATATTTTGAATAAAGACTAATAAAGAGATAGTATCCGCATGGATACTATCTTTCTTTTGTAAAAAAATAAAGTCGTTGGTACATGGTTGTATACAAATACTACATTAACTTTGATAAGGAGTCGTATCATGATATTAACAAATGACAACGATTTTGAAACCCGTGGTGATACTTTCATTGAAGTATCCCCATTAGAGCAATTATCCAGAGAGTTGTTGGATGAGTTTATCACTATTCAAATCCAACAACCTTTTGAAATGAAAACCAACTTTGTAGAAAACTTCACAGAAGAAGTTGAATTATTAATGTTAAATAACGCAGAAGATGAAGACTATCTTGAACAGATTAAAACAGAAGCCATCTCTTTCTACACTAGCGTTATCAATCAAATCAATGACCGTTTCCATTTAGACATCGATGAAGATGTAATGGCAGGTCTTGATTTCAATGGCGCCAGAAACCTATGTGATGGCTTATATGGGTTCTTCACTGTAGATTATACCAAGAATGTGGCGAAGTACTTATCTCGTATCATTCTACTTAATTCCGAATCTATTATTGAGGAATTATCCAACAATGAAAAAGTAAAAGACGTATCTACCTTAGCTCTACGTCAGAAAATAGATAGTGATGTATTTGCTTCTCTATTAGCAAACATCAATGTGGTCTTATCTATCGCTAAAGATATTGACTTAGACCCACTCGATTTCATCAATCTTTTCAATCAAGATAACTATGATGTGCATATTATCAAATACTGTTTAGATAATCATGCTATCAATGGTAACTTTGTGAAACCATTCTTACGTCTTGTATTTGATAATGACCAAGACTATGTATATGATGGTATTGTAGCTGACGTATATACTCGTTTACTACAAAAATATGCTGAGAAACACCTTAATGTTCAAAAAGAAGGAGAGACTGATGGAACAGAAATCGAATACGCAGATGCCAACGACGGGAATTAAGGACTTAGTAAATCAAGTTCCCGATTTAGCTATGGAGATTCCTGAAGGCTTGAGTCCTAAAGAAGAAGAATACTTCCGTATCGTTCAAGCGATGGAAATCCGTAACTTAATTAACAAATTTAAAGAAAACCGCAAGTTCATGTTGAATAAACTTCTTGCTTTCATGCCTATGGAAGAAGAAAGTGCTAAAGTTATCATGGCACGTCTTTCTGAATATACGAAAGATGAAATTCAAAACATGAGCGATGAAGAAATGGAAAAAGTTCTCAAAGTAGAAGGTGACGAAGTCATCGAATCCATGTTCTTCTTACCTGAGGTAGAAATCCCAGGTTTTAATGAACACGACTTCCGTCGTGATGTATTGACTTTATTTGCAGCTACGAAACAAGAAGTGGATGATATCGATGCTATCATCGATAACGTAGAAGCTCAATATGCAAAGTATGTTTCTAAAGAAACTGATGAACTATTGAAGTCTAATACATTCGACGAGTATCTTATGGACTACTATAAAGATATGCTTGCTAATAATGATAAGCTCACTGATGAACGTCGTGCTCTGATTGAAGTTGAATTGAAAGCATTAGAAGATGCTATCACGATTGAACCAATCACCGGTCCGATTATTGACCAAATCAATAAAGGTAAAGTAGAATCCATTCGTCATGGCTTTAAACATGAAATGGAAAGTACTATCACTGCTGCTGTTAAAGTAGCTGAAACCAATAAATTCAACTACCCATTCCAACTGATGATGGATTTGGAAACTACTCACTTTGGTGAGAACTATAAAGAATATAATAACCTATTCGTATTCTTATTTGCTCGGTTTATTAAGCATAATAAGACTATGGATAGATATACTGTACAATTCTGCAATGCTTTGTCTACGGCTTGTGTTATCCTCGCTCGCAATGAGGAGACATTGAATCCTGAGTATGTTGAGAAACATACGAAGTATATCAAAGAGATCGTCGACTTAGTAATTAACGCTGAATGACATTAGGGTAAGGAGTTACATGCTCCTTACCCTACTTTTTATGTATTTTATGGATTAGGAGGAAGCTATTATATGGCTAATCCGTTTACTAAGAATGGGCCTAATATCGAATTTACAGGCGAGTACATGGAGGCTTATGTACCCGAATACTATTTCGATACTGGAATAGCCCAAATGGTTGGTGATCATTTCTCACTCTTGGGTATTTTTAATATCCGAGTGTTTACAGATGTTGACGGCAAACAACCTCTGAAATTAAGAACAGTAAACCTTCCTGTCAAAATAGTAACCTATCCTACTGGGGGTTATGAAAAGAAGAAGTTGGATTTAGTGGGTGCTGGTGAAGATACATACTACGTATTGAAGTATTACAATACAGATGTATTCTGCCAGACAGCATTACCGCAAAAAGCGGAAGCATTTAAAGATTTCCTAAAGATTCTTACGGCTGGTAAATTACCGCGGTCGTTTTCCTATGATGACATCATTACACTATGGGATAAGAACTTCCTGTTGAATGGTATCAAATTCGATATACCAGATGTGATCAAAGAACTCGTTATTAGTGAAATCTATCGTGACCCATCTAAACCAGAATATAAGTTCGGTCATCTTGTAGGTACCAACCCATCGGTATCTCGTCATAGCTACACTACAGCGAATACGAAGGATATTACTAAGTATAACTCTTCGTTCTCTGCTATCACATTCGAGAATATTGATGAGGCTATTGTTTCTGCTGTCACCACAACTCGTACAGAACGTAAGGAACAAACCTCCCCGATGGAGCAACTACTTAAATTCTAAGTATTCCATATACCCTCGTAGGGTGGAAAAACAAACATTAAATTAATAATTTAACACAAATTATACTTGACAAACTAATTTTAAAGGAGGGTATACTAATGCCACGTACAGGCCAAATTATCCCTGAGTGGATTCAACCTCATGAGGCTGTATATATCAACGACAATACGTTCTTTGAAGACTATACTGCTGATAATAGTGGTCCGACTTTTTTGTGTGTATTCACATCTCCTAAAGGTCGTAACCAATTACAATTGAAAAAATCTTTCACAGATTTCGTCAATGAATATGGTTTACCAGATTATCAAACTTACGGCCAAGCAATGTACATGCCATATGTAGCTCTATTCACAGGTAACGCTAAAGCTCAATGCTTACGTGTAACAGCTGATAACGCAACATATGCTCATTTCATCCAAACTGTAAGTTATAAAGTTGAAGCTGGTAAGCTTAAACTTAAATTCGAAACTTTCAAACGTGACGATGTAACTGACTTGAACATGTTGGAAATCTATGCCAACGCAATGTCTACTAACCCAGTTAGCGGCACTGAAGAAGAAAAAGCGGCTGAATGGAAACGCCGCCCATTATTCTCCTTCGCTGCATTAGGCCCTGGTAAATATGGTCGCGATTTCCGTATCCGTGTAACTCATGACCGCAATGCGGACCGTGATAACGAATACAAAAACTATCGTGTAGAATTGATTAGCACTGAAAAAGGTACTAAGAAATTAGAATCTTACAATGTATGCTTCTACATCGATGCGTTGGACCCTAACACTCAAATCACTAACTACATTGATGATGTAATCAATGATGAAGGTGGTAAAGGTTCTTCCCGTGTATCTGTTAAATTCTACTATGATACACTCCTTGAAGTATTCAACGAATACAAAAAGGTATATGACCGCAACGGCTTCATTCCTCCTACAGTAGTATCTGTAGACCGTCGCCCTGCAACAACTGCAACTCTTCCAGATCCAGAAGTAGTTTACTACATGGCTGAAACTGATACAGTTGGTGGTCGTACTATCAACCAAGGTACATATGTTAAATATGACAATGTGAATAAAACATATAACGATATGACATTCGCTCATATTGAAAACACATTGACTACATTACCTACATACGATGATGCACAAGACAACTTCTTGTACATAATTCCTAAAACTCCTGCTACTAACCCTGTAACTTACGATTACTTCGTAAAAGCAGACACTTCCACTGGTGGTGTAGGTGGCAATGGCTTCATTCAACTTAACGTTGTAGAAGCTAAGAAACTTCCTGCAACTAAACTTGCTGAAGAAGGTGTTTACTACTTATTGACTGCTGATGATGGCAACTTCACTAATGGTACATACTTAAGCTTCACTAACGATAACGGTTTAGCTGCAACAACTCTTCCAACTCCAGTAGCTCCTGAAAACGAACTTCCATACACTATGGAAACATTCGATATTTTCGGCTACAACCGCTTCACTGAACAAGATGACAAATTCATCGAAATCGAAGGCGGTAAATCCACTATCCATGTAATGGATATCGAAGGTGTTGGTTTAGAAGGCGGTTCTGATGGTGATTTCGACCCTCAATCCGGCTTATCCAAACAAGAACGTCAACAAGCTATCGATAAAGCATATCAAATGGCGTTCCAAGGTGGTAAAGATGCTAAAGTTAACTCCAAACGTCGTGCTCCAGTAGACTTGATTCTTGATGCGAACTACTCTGTTCAAACTAAGAAAGCTATGGCTGCATTAGCATTGAAACGTATGGATGCGGCTGTTCGCCTTGACACTAACTTATTAACTAACGTGAATGACGTATTTACTATGGGTCAAACATTGAAAGACATCAACACATTCATGGTTTCCAAGAATGCGGGTATGTTCAAAACTGTAGATCCAATCACTGGTAAAGTGATTCCTGTTACTAATACATTATGGATGGCTCAACGCTACCCATTACACGTAGCAACTTACGGTAACCATGTTCCTATGGCTGGTGAACGTTATGCTACATTGAGTGGTTATACTAAGAACTCCATTCGTCCATTAATCGATGCTGACGATATGGAAATCAAAGAAAAATTACTCACTGAGTACCAAATCAACTACATCGAAGCTATCGATGAAGATACTTACATCCGTGGTACTCAAAACACTTCCCAAGTTAAAAACTCCGACTTGAGTGAAGAAAATAACGTTCAAGTATTGCTTGAAATCAAACGCAAAATTGAACGTATGGCGGGCAAACGTCGTTATGAATTCTCCGATGAAGATGAATTGAGAATCTTCCGTCAAGACTGCGAAGAAATCTTCTCCAGCTATAAAGGAACTAAATGTCGTTCTATCGACGTACAAGTTTCCATGAATAAATGGGAAAGAACTCGTTCCATCGTTCACGTTTACTTGGCAATCGTATTCCGTACATTCCAAAAACGTGCTATCATCGAAATCGATGTTAACCCTAGAACTTAAGAAAGGAGTCGTAATATAACATGAAATCTATTCAGCAAAATATTAAACGCAATACGAAAGATTTCTCGGAATTCGGCTTATGGGTAGGCGGTCTTGATGTCTCCACAAAGAACATTGACCAATTTGACCCTCTTCGTGCCGGTTATTCCCGTATCTTCATCGTACGCCTTCCACGATTCATGGAACGTATGGATATTGCGGCCGCTAAACGGTTCAAACATTTGATCGAACTTGGTTTCACTGGCATTGATGGTATCGCTGATACTACAATGGAAACAGAAGAATTGACTGGTGGTTACGCTGGGAACAAATTCCAAATTCCTAACGTAGTTAAAGATGAAACTGATTCTTTAACTATCAAAACATATGAATTCTCCGGTTCTCCTATCCGTGAGTTCATTGACACTTGGATGACTGGTATTTCTGACCCATTGACTGGCTTGTCCCATTACCATGGTCAAATCTCTCCTGAATGCCAATTCAAAGCTTCCAACCACGTTATGGAATGTATCATCGTAAATACAGACCCAACTGGTATGGATATTGAATATTGTGCCATGTTCTCCAACTTGATGCCTAAGAAAGTTGCTAAATCTCATTTCAACTTTGAACCAGGCTCCCATGCTGCTGTTAGCCTTGATTTGGAATTCACTGCTACTCGCTATGAATCCCCTCAAATCAATGAGATCGGTTCTGCATTGTTGAACAAATATCGTATCCTTCGTGATTACTTAGACTTCAACTCTGGCTACACTACTCAAATGGTTAACGCTATGCCAGCATACCAAAATATGAATCACTTCTAATTCATATTTTACCAAAAAAAAA